CGTGTTTCATCATAGTCCTCGCTATGACACTGACCGGAAAGGGCGATCCTTCCTCTGTGTCCCAGGTGATGGAGCAGTTTCAAATCAACTACGCCATGCTTCTAATCTTGGGTTTTTATTTCGGAGGAGGCTGCATAGAGTCTTTTCAGAAGAAAAAGGAAAAGTAAATCATGCCTTTAAATAAAAAAGGTAAAAAGATTATGAAGGCCATGAAGAAGCAGTACGGTGCCGAAGAAGGTGAGGCTGTATTTTATGCGTCAAAAAACAAAGGTGTTATTGATGATGTTGAGCGGAAAGCTCTGGGAGGTAGTGTGAAGAGTAAAAAAGAAAAGCTTGCAGCAATCGCAGAGCCGTTTGATGAGGTTACTCAGCGCGATGTAATTACAGCGAGAAGAGAAAAGCTAAAATTTAAAGATGGAAAGTCTGTAAACGTTCGTGTCCCAATGGAGCCTGACGACGAAACTCTTGACCGCATAGAGCAAGAAAGGCGTGAGTCTGGTTTCTCTAAGACTCAACAGGACATTGAAGCTATTATGGCTGGCGAAAAAAGTGGTCCATCAGTTAAAGATAAAAAAATAAAAAGGCGGGGAGACGATGAACCCGTTGGAAAATTTGAGATGGGCGGTGCTGTTAAGGCAGCCATACTTATTATGGACACAGGCTTTGAAAAGCCAAAAGCACAGGTTAAAGGAACAAAATTTAGCGGAACTTTTTAATGTCATATCTGATTAGCAACATCCCGTATTTTAAATGCTGGGTGCGGAAAGAGTTTACTTGCAATCACGATGACTACCACGGGGAATATCTCCATGCTCTAGCCATCGCAGTTAATACGATCCCAGACAGGTCGCTGAGTTTCCAGGTTGTTTTCACCGGCCAGGAAAGACACTTAGAAGATAGTGATGAGAATCGTCACGGTGGTGCGATGTGGGCACGAATGCCCATACAGGCACTGGTTGCTGATGTAGAAACAGAAAGCGACGAGTGGCCTGAACGCATGGAAGACTATATTTGTCAGCCGTGGGACTGTGAGTCCAGACATCACGAAGTCATCGTACTAGATCGAGTCAGTTCAAGTCCTTGGATTGCTAAGGTCAATCACGAGTTCTATGAAGCAAGGTATATGTTCACAGTGGATTACACTGAGTACGAAATTGCTGACGCTCCAGATCAACACAAACAAAGTCACGTCTTGTATCTAACCGAAGGTCCTTGGGAGGGCAACATCATTGCCTTGCCAAACAACAGGGTCAGGGCAACGTCCCCTGCACTTTGGGACACAGGCGAAGGTGCCCCTGATTTCAAACCAAGTCAGTACACGCACTCCGCAGAGGGTCATTCTAGTTACACTGACCCCAACATTACCTTTGATAATTTATACTCTGACGGTATAGAGGACTGATGGATATTGTGCAATTTGCGTCAGCATTGTATAAAGTGCTGGATGATCGTGAAGAAGATCTAAAAGAGTTTTTGGCAAACGGTAGTATTCAGTCAATGGAAGACTATCGCAGCGTGACAGGAGAGATCCAGGGTGTCTGTTTTGTCCGACAAGAAATGAAAACCCTGCTGAAAAGGTATGAAGAAGATGACTGACACTCCACTTCCCCGACCGACCGGTTGGCGGATTCTTGTGCGCCCGTATGAAGGTAGAGATAAGACTGAAGGCGGGATTGTGCTTCCAGAAGACGTTCGTAAAAAAGAAGCTGTTGGAACTGTAGTAGCCCAGGTGTTAAGCGTAGGACCCTTAGCTTATAAAGACTCAACAAAATTTGGTAACCAGGCTTGGTGCCAGGAAGGTGATTGGGTTTGTATCGGACGATACGCTGGTGCCCGTTTTAGGGACAAGAACGACAAAGAACTTAGGATCATCAACGATGATGAAGTTATCGCGGCTATTCTTAACCCAGAGGATGTGAACAGTGTCTGAAGAAGATGTAAAAGTAGAAACACAAGAGGCTGAAGAGGCACAAAGCGTAGAGATTGAGCTACCTGAAGAGCCTTCTACAGAAGAAGAAACAAAAGAAACAAGCTCAGTGCAAGAGACGGAGCCACAACCAATTGTCTCTGAAGAAGAGCAAGAACTTAATAATTATTCTAAAAATGTTCAAAAACGTATTAAAAAGCTTACAGAAAAGTATCGACAAGAAGAGCGAGACAGGGAAGAAGCTGTTCGTTTAGCTAAACATTTACGTGAAGAAAATGAAAGGCTAAAGGCTCAAATGTCTACGTCGCAACAGGCGCATCTTAGTGAATACGGTCAACGGATCGAAAATCAGTTAGAGATTACTAAAGAAGCGTTGAGAAAAGCGTATGACCAAGGTGATTCTGATCGAATAGTAGAAGCGCAACAAGCTTTGTCTAAGGTCACTATAGAGCAAGAGCGGTATCGTTTAGCTAAAGACCGGCAAGAAAAAGTGTCTGTTCAACAATCAGAAGACTCTGGCCAAACTATTGAACAACCAGAACCCCAGCAACAACAGGCTGCCGAACCAGATCCGAAAGCAAAAGCCTGGGCCGATAAGAACGATTGGTTTGGACAAGACGAAGTTATGACGTATGCTGCTTTTGGGATACATAGAAAGTTAGTTGAAGAAGAAGGATTTGATCCTTCCTCCGATGACTACTACAATGAAATAGATAACCGTATGCGGAACGAGTTTCCGCAGAAGTTTAAAACGGGAAAAACGAGTGCGGTCGCTCCTGCGGACTCATCATCTTCCCGAAAACCACCAGGGCGCAGAACAGTCAAGCTAGAACCGTCTGAGATTCAAATGGCACGAAGGCTAAATGTTCCACTAGAAGAATATGCTAAGTACGTCAAGAGATAAGGAGAAGGGAAAATGGCAGAGACTACAGACAAACGCACACCACGCGCAGCAAAAAATCGTTCTAATGAAGAACGCAGAAAACCGTGGGCACCACCGAATAGGTTGGAGGCACCACCAGCCCCTGATGGGTATGTACATCGTTGGATTAGAACCTCTGTTAGAGGCGAAGACGACTCCATGAACGTTCACTCTCGTTTTCGAGAGGGATGGGAACCGGTTAGAGCCGAAGAGTATCCAGGATATCAGTACCCGGTAATTGAAGAGGGCAAAAACGCTGGAGTTATAGGTCAGGGAGGCTTAATGCTTTGTAGACTTCCAGCAGAGACAGCACAAGAAAGAAACGAGTATTTCGGGGGCCGAACCCGCGACCAGATGACGGCTGTTGACCAGGACCTAATGAAAGAACAGCACCCTTCAATGCCGATTCATAACGAAAGGCAAAGCAGGGTAAGTTTCGGTGGAGGAAGAAATTCTGATACCGATTAAGATAACTTAAAAGGTAACTGAAAATGGCAAATACAAATGGAGCCTTCGGTCTAAGGCCGTATGGCATGCTGGGATCAGCACCGGCTTCCACTGGTACAACGGAGTACCGCATTGCCTCTGACAATACCAACGCCCTTTATCAGGGACAGCCTGTCATACCTCTTGCAGCGGGAGTGATTGATAACCTCCAAGCAGCAGCAGGTGGCACAGTGTCTATTGTTGGTGTTTTCAATGGATGCGAGTACGTTCGGTCCTCAGATGGGAAAACGGTCTTTTCTAACACTTGGCCAGGTTCGGCTTCAGCAGGAGCAGATTCAAACTTCCCTGTAAAAGCCTTCCTGTACGACAACCCATCCCAACTGTTTACAATCGCAACATCGAATGTACAAAGTGGTAACGATACAGAAGCAGAGCTTCGTACCGCTGTCTTCTCAAACATTCAGCTTGCAGATGGAAACAGTGGATCCAGCACTACAGGCATCTCGTCTGCTACGGCAGATTTGAATGCTGTAGGAACAACAGCATCAGACATACTTCGTATCATGGGCATCTTAGATGATCCAGAAAATAGCGATTTTAGTGCTGCTGGTATTCCACTGATTGTTCGTATTAACAATCACTTTAATGCTCCGACCGGTTCTATCGCTCAGGGCACACCAAGTACAACTGGCGTATAAGGGGATTAAGAAATGGCAATTTCTCGCGCACAACTAGCGAAAGAACTGGAGCCAGGACTCAATGCCCTTTTCGGCATGGAGTATGGCAGGTATGAAAACCAACACGCAGAGATTTACACCACAGAAGCTTCAGACCGAGCGTTTGAAGAGGAAGTGATGTTATCTGGCTTCGGTGCGGCACCAACAAAATCTGAAGGCGCAGCCATCAGTTTTGACAACGCAAATGAAGCATTCACTGCACGTTATAACCACGAGACAGTGGCCTTGGCTTTCTCTATCACAGAAGAAGCTATTGAGGACAATCTTTATGATCGTCTAGGCTCTCGTTACACTCGTGCC